CACCCCCATCTTTTAACATAGTAGGCGCAAGTGATACAAACCAATTAGCTGACGCGATAGGTGGACAGACACAACAACCAGTACAAGCGTTTGTGGTAGCTAATGACGTAACAACCGCTCAAAGCCTTGAAAATAACATAGTCGAGGGCGCAACATTATAAATACAAAATAAATTAAAATCTATTATATATTAATATGCGAATTGTAGAACTGATTTTAGACGAAAACCAAGAAATAGGTATAGAAGCTATTAGCGTAGTAGAAAACCCAGCAATAGAAGAAGATTTTATTGCACTTAAATCACAAGAGTTTAAACTTGCAGAGGTAGACAAAGAAAAGCGTATTTTAATGGGTGCGCTACTTATACCAAACAAGCCTATATACAGACGTAACGGAGAAGATGAGTACTACATATATTTCTCAAAAGATACTGTCTTAAAAGCCTCGCAAATGTACTTAATGCAAGGCAAACAAAACAACTCAACCTTAGAACACCAATACGAATTAAACGGACTTAGTTTAGTTGAGAGTTGGCTTGTAGAAGATAAGGTACACGACAAAAGTGTAAAGTATGGAATGGACTTGCCACTTGGTACTTGGGTGGGTGCTGTAAAAGTAAACAATGACCAAATCTGGAATGAGTTTGTAAAAACTGGTAAGGTCAAAGGCTTTAGCATAGAGGGTTACTTTGCTGATAAAATGGAAAGACCTAAAGAAAGCATAAAAGACGAACTTGCTAAGATAGAAGAAGCCGAAGCAGAGTATTTACTTTCACAAGTTAAGGCTATTATTAAAAATGACAAAAGATACAAGAGCGGAAAAAAAACAACCTTAGAAAGCTACACAGATTACCCAGATGCAGTAAAGAACAACGCTAAACGAGGCATAGACCTAAACAAAAAGGTAAACAACAAATGCGCTACTGAAGTCGGTAAGATACGAGCGCAACAATTAGCACAAGGTAAGCCAATAAGTGAAGAAACTATAAAGCGTATGTATTCGTACTTGTCAAGAGCAGAAGAATACTATGACGAAAACGACAAAGAAGCGTGTGGCACTATCTCTTATTTATTGTGGGGTGGTTTAGCTGGTAAGCGTTATGCTGCTAAGAAACTAAAAGAGTTTGGCGAGTTAAACCTTGCATCTATGGTTGTGAACGAGGACTTTGCTATAATAGACGACCGCTTGGCTTATTCAACAGAAGAAAAAGCTAAAGAGATGTCAGCTAACATAGGTTGCGAAGGAATACACACTCACGAATACGAGGGTAAAACTTGGTATATGCCTTGCGAACAACATAGCGTTGATATGTATGGCAAGTGTCCTAAAGGTTTTAAAAAGAAGAATGGCAAGTGCGTAAGAATGGCTGAGGTAGGCGAAAGAGGTGGTATAAGACCAAGTAAGAAAGCACCAAAGAGCGACACACCAAATCCAAACCCAAAAGGCAAAGGAACAGCAAAGGGGGATGCTTCTACAAGTAGAGGCGCAAAGGTATCTAAGGCTGACGAGGCTACACTTAAAAAAAAGTCCGATGACTTTAACGAAAGATACAAAGATAAGTTAGGATATGGTGTAAATGTAGGAATGCTTAAAACAGTATTCCAAAGAGGTTTAGGTGCTTTTAATGTTTCACGCAGTCCAAGAGTAAGTTCTGCTTCACAATGGGCGTTTGCAAGGGTCAATGCGTTCCTTTACTTAGTAAAGAATGGCAGACCACAAAACGCAAAGTACAAAGGGGATAACGACCTTTTACCTAAAGGACACCCAAAAAGCGATAAGAAGTAATGCTAAGAAGAATTAAAAGATTTATAACACCAAGTAAAACAAGTCCAAAGGGAAGTCGCAGAGGCGGTTGTTTGTGTGAAGATAACACTTACAAAACTAAATGCTGCGATGGAAGTTTAAGGGCGCAAGGTGTAGGTAATGTCTGAAAATGCAAAATTAATTTTTAACACTTATATATTAATATGAATACAAATGATATGATTAGTAAAATCAAAGAAGTTGTAGGCTTATCTGAAGAAGTTAAGTTAGCGCAACAAAAGTTAGAAAACGGAACTGTCGTTGAGGCAGAAGCGTTTGAAGCTGGTAAAGAAATATTTATCGTTACTGATGACGAAAAAGTAGCTGTACCAGTTGGGGAGTACCAAATGGAAGATGGACGTATTTTAGTAGTAGCTGAAGAAGGTATTATTGGCGAGATTAAAGCTGAAGAAAAAGAAGAAGAAGAAGAAGTAGAAGCGCAAGAAGAACTTGAAGAAGAAAAAGAAGAAATGGCTTACGCTACTAAAGAAGAACTTGCTGAGGTTAAAGAAATGATTGAAGAAATTAAAGCTATGCTTGAGCCAAAGGAAGAAATGAGTGCTGATGACTTAGGCAACCTTATGACTGAGGAACTTGCTAAACACGAAAAAACAGAGTTAAGCGAAGTACCAGAAGAAGTACAAGAGGAACTAAACCAACCAGCTGCTGAGCCAATCAAGGCTAACCCAGAGGTACAAACAAAACAAAATTTCAAGTTTGCTAACAAAAGAAGATTAAGCACACTTGATAGAGTAATGAACAAAATAATTAACAACTAAAATTAAATTAAATGGCTAATCCAACAATTACAAACTCCAGTTATGCTGGGGAATTTGCTGGGAAGTACTTAGGTGCTGCCCTATTATCTGCATCAACGCTTGACGCTGGTGCTGTAACAATCTTACCGAACATCAAGTACAAGGCTGCTATGAAAGTAGGTGCTTTTTCTAACTTGGTTCGTTCTGCGGATTGTGATTTTGACAGTACTACTTCTGGTCTTACATTGACTGAAAAAGTATTAACACCAACTGAACTGCAAGTAAACCTACAAATCTGTAAAAAAGAATTACACGCAGATTGGGAAGCTGCTCAAATGGGCTTTTCTGCTTTTGACGAGTTGCCACCTTTATTCTCTGACTACATTATTTCAAGAGTAGCTGCTGAGGTTGCTAACGCAACTGAAAATTCTATCTGGGGTGGTACTGCTGGAGAAGGAAACTTTGATGGTTACTTAACAACTTGCTTAAATGATAATGATGTAAACGACATTACTGCTGTCGCTATTGATAGCTCAAATGTAATTGCTCAGTTAGGCTCTGTTGTAGATAGTGCAGTTTCTAACTGCCCAGCTATCTTAGGGAAAGAAGATTTGACTATGTATGTTTCTACTAACGTAGCACAAGCTTACATTCGTGCTTTAGGTGGCTTTGCTTCTAACATCGGCGGTGCTGGTACAGACAACAAAGGAACACAATGGTACAATGGTGGTGCTTTATCTTTTGAAGGTATTAATATGTTTGTAGCTAAAGGTTTCGGAAGCAACAAAGCATTATTGACACCTAAGTCTAACTTGTTCTTTGGAACTGGTCTTTTAGATGACAGAAACGAAGTTAAAGTAATCGATATGGCTGACCTTGATGGTTCTCAGAATGTCCGCGTAGTAATGCGTTACACTGCTGGAGTACAGATAGGAATTGGTGGCGACATCGTACTTTATTCTTAATAAATTAATTAATCAACATAAATTGGGGTGGGCAAAACTGCCTACCCTTTTTTATTAAATCTAAAAAAATATGGCTTGTGCAATAACGAAAGGTAGAGGGGTTGGATGTAAGACCGCCTTTGCTGGAATTAAAAACATTTACATCTTAGATTATGGTACTGTTGTGGCTGGTTTAAGCGATACTGAAGGTACTATAACACTACCAACTGACAACACCGCTGAGTTCTTTAAGTTTGACGTAAAGGGCGGTTTAAGTTCTTTAGAAACTACTGTAACATCAAGTAGAGAAAACGGAACTACTTTTTACGAAAGTACTTTAAATGTAACTTTCCAAGTTTTAGACGTAGCTACGCAAGAACAAATTAAACTCTTAAATAGAGGTCGTGCGCATTACGTTGTAGAATTGTACCCAAATGGTGCTGGAGTTACCAAGTACTTACTAATCGGTAGAGATAATGGTGCTGAAATTACTGGCGGAACTATCGTCAGTGGTGCTGCTGCTGGAGATTTACAAGGATTTACTTTGACTGCGGTTGCAACTGAGGTTTTCCCACCATTCTTCTGTACTGTACCAGATATTAAAGAAGCTGATGGAGCGCCTTTACAAATATCACCAGCATAGTAGTTTATTTATGTTTAAAATTA